GTCCTTTCAATGCTTTGAGCATTGCGGTAATTCTGGTGAATAACCAGGATACTGCATGTGAGAAGATAGAAGGTCTATCGCCATGTCCGTAAGTAGAACCAACCTCTGGAAGCGTTGGTTCTACTTGTGTCACCTCTTCTTGAGGTCGCACACTGTCTATGACAGTTGTACGATGATAACACAGCTTCTCGTAAAACCTCTTATATAGGAGGTCTACCAGATAACCCATAAGGGTATCGGTCGAGATAGGTCTAAACTTATGTTTAAACCATGGCTGTATATCCCTCTTCAAAGGTCTAACGGGTCTGTTGCTTATGCGGCCGATTCCGAACGGAGTGACTTGTATTGATGTAACATCCATACTTGTCGGTTCGTCTGAGAAGAAGACATCAATGATGCTTCGTAATCTCATGAGGTCCTTGATGAAGGAATCATCTAGAACTACGGCCTTAGGTCGTTGAGTTCTCACTGGTGTAAGCATAACTGCTTGCATCATAAGATACATGTCTGTTACGCTTGTTTCCAGCAAGACGTCCTGTATTCCTACTTTCTTCAGCTCCTTCTCCAAACCTCTCAGAGGTTGGATAAGGCGTGAGAATGTTCTTTCAAACTTTCTCCTTGCCTTTAGAGGCAAGTTCTCATAAGGGATATCAATCCCTGTAGAGCGCTGATAATCGAATAAGTTGACAAAGTCAACATATCTCATATCAGAATTGAAGAAAGGCTTTTGGTTCTTAATAAAGAACTTACCAGCAAACTCTACCATCCTATGTTCATAGGATTTATGTAGAGATAGTGGTGAACCATAACTTTCCATTAGAGAGATGTATTCTCTTCTAAGGCGCGGATGAAACATAACTGTATCATCCCCTAAGACACCATATGGTGACCTAGTTAGCCCCGCATCGTAGCTTAATGCTTCGAGTAGGACATTATGGGTTATGGCAAGCATTGGGAAGGATGGAAGGCTACCTAACGGTTGCCCTCTATTCCACCAATAGGAATACTTGTCCTCTCTATCATTGTAACATGATTGAGAGACAGCAACAGCTACAGCGTATGAGTCTTTGACCACGTTGCCATAAGATGGCAACAGGCGCTCGATTATATATCTTGTCCATGAAAAGGGCAAGTAATCGGTAGCCTTTGAAAGGTCAACAGAACCGACATATCCACCGTTGTTAATAGTGGATTGTATTCTATCATCAAGCTTAGCTTGATTGAAAGTGCAATCTTGCGGCATCCTTTGGACTATGTCCTTCAGGACTAGATACAGAGGCTG